AAGGACTGCGAGCAACTGGCGATTGAATCCTTCATGCTGATGAAGGAACACAAGCTGGACTACCTGCCTTCCTGCCGTAGCGTGATTATTGATTGCGATACCAAGGAACACCATCACCGCGAATGGAAACCAGAGGAGATGAAGTGGGGCATTGATAACGCAAAGCTCTGCGCCAAAATCTACTGGCAGAAACGCATGAACCCCGTAATCAAATGAGCGACATTCACGAGTTCCTTAATTGGGTAAACGAGGACGCTATCCGATTCACTGGATTGGATGAAGCCGTGGTTGGCTACGACCACCGAGGACTCCTTGTTTACGATTACCACAAGATGCTCTCCGTATTCAAGCGGGACATGACCGAGGAGGAAGCGGTTGAGTGGATTGATTACAACGTCCTTGGCACGAACGCTGGCATGGGCTTTACTGTCATTTACCAATGAGAGAATATCAAATCGAATACACCCACGATGAGATGGGGGACATGAAGTTCCGCGCTTACAAGTGGGCTGGTGATGAGAAGAAAGCTGTCCGTCTCCTGCTTCGTGTCAACGCTGGCAAGGACGACAGGGTTCAATTCAAGAACGGCGGGACAGGTCGAATCCTTTCCGTCACGGATATAACCAGCACATGACATTTCACGCATTTGATTTCATCGGCGGTCCAGAATGGGACAGGGGGCAATCCGTTGAGGACGCTTTCAAATCCATCATGGACAGAAAAGGTATAACCTACCGCGAGGCGAGCAGGGACGAACAGTTCCAGCACTTTGATTACGTCACATCGGTAGGCACGATTGACGTCAAGGCGAGAAAGAAAATTAACCGAAGTGATGATGACGAACAGGATGACCTCGTATGGGTTGAGTTCAAGAACACCGCAGGTAATGCGGGTTGGCTCACATCCGATGTTGACTTCATTGCTTTTGAAAGAAAGGATGACTTTGTAGTTGTCCGAAGACACGCACTCCTTGAACTAGCGAACGAGAAGTGCGACCTAACCAACATGGTCAACCGACCGAGCGATGCCCTTTACAAAGGATACCAGCGCAGAGGAAGGCTTGACTTAATTTCAATAATCAAGATGCAGGACATCCTGCAATTACCTGTAACAATAGAATTAAAGAATGAGAACAACTGACCACGCATTGAACACTGAACCCCTGGACTCCCATGCCGCAAGCATTAGCCGCTTCATGAACTGGGCGGCTGAGAGAATCGCCAAGGAGGTCGAGGACAACGAACGCATCGAGAAGATAACAGGGACAAGGGAGTTCATCCCAAGCTCACGGGAACTTGCCAAGGTGGACTACACCGAGGAGGAGAAGATTAATACGATAAATGGTATTGACGAACTCCGTGCGGAGGGACAACCTCTGAGACAAGCAATACAATCCTTTGGAATCCACAACACGACTTATTACAAATGGAAAAGAGAACTGAACAAATAGAGGAGAGCATTGGGTATCTTGACATGGAGCGAGAACTCAAACGCCTTCGGAGATACGAGGAACTTGTTGAGTTCCTTTTTGAATGCGATGAAATCAACCTAATGATTAAGGAAGCTGAATACATCATGGACGCTGAGGAGGCGTTCAATCTAATGCACGAATACAAACACACAGGGGAGCTTCCCTTGTGCCAACACCAACACGAGGATGACTACGATGAATACGAAGATGGACACTGATTACCACAATAGGCTGGAGCAAGAGGTCACAAGCCTAAAGCGTCAAGTGATACTTCTGGAAACCCAGAACACGAAACTCACACATGACCTCAACAGTTCCCATCGAGAGATACATGACCTGCGCTTGAGCAACGAACAGCTACGCCAAGCGATTGCTGTCCTTAACGATGAACCCACGAACTCACTATAACCATGAGCAAAGGAACATACAGCCATAGCAACCGCCATCGGATGCACGAGACAAATCAAACTCCTGCTTGGATGGATGAGCATGAAGTAAAGGCAAGAGAAATCACGCCAGAGTACTGGAAGACTCTCTGCGATATTGAAGAACCAGTTGCCGTTATGGTTTCTGGTAAGCAAATGACGGAACTCATGAAGGACAAAGCGCGTCTGGACTGGCTTATTGACCACGCCTATATCCAGTTTTATAAAGTGGATGATGGCGGTGAATGGGAGATGGAACTGGACGCATCCGATGCACGAAACCACATCGACAAAGAAATGGAGGATGCAAAATAACTCATGACCTACCTTCCGCAGAATCAGATAGCTTCTTACCGAGAGAAGAATAAGCCAACCTGCTGCCCCATCCTCAGCACCAAGACGGATGATTGGGTACTTGACCATGACCACCAGACTGGAATGGTTCGGGGCGTTATATCCCGCCAAGCCAACAGCCTTTTGGGTAAGGTCGAGAACTTCTACCTCAAGATGTGCAAGGGGGACAAGGAGTTCCTGCCAGTAACACTTGAGGCAATGGCTAGCTATCTTGAGACTGCAAGGACAGATGTGCTTCATCCTGTGGGACTTACACAACTTACAAAAAAGTTCAGTCACAGTCTAAAGGCCGATGAACAAGTTCATGCCTTGATGGAACTTGGAGCAACTCCAGATGAGTTAGGTCAATGCACAAATCAGAAACAGCGAGCAGCACTGTACCGAGAGTTGCTTAAAGCGAAGCATTGCTAGAGCATGGATAACCGACCCCCGAAACATTTACGAACCCTGAAGCGTGGCGATGTCCGTGAGGACGGCATGGTGTTCTACGGATACCGAGCTACGTCTAAGGATGGAGAGTGGTGGATGGCGGCATCAGAGTTCGCAGAAAAGCACCAACGTTCCAGGGAACTGCGGGCGAGGCACAGGGAGAATAACCTTGAGCATGAGCGTGAGATGGTTCGCCGATATAATAATGCAAACCGTGAATACTTGTACGAGAAGAAAAAAGAGTACGAAGCCAACAACCCTGAGCGTGTCAAGAAGTGGAAGCGTGATGACATGGCTCGCCGACTATCCGACCCCATCAAGAAGTTAATCCACCACCAGCGCACACGTGTATGGCAAGCCCTAAAGGGCAAGGGTAAGTCAAACAGAACCCTTGAGTTGATTGGATGCACCGCCGCAGAGTTCAAGGCTCACCTTGAGTCCAAGTTCCAGGACGGCATGACTTGGGATAACTACGGGGAGTGGCACGTTGACCACATAAAACCGTGTAGTTTGTTTCAGCTTGAGCTTGACAGCGAACAGCGTGCTTGCTTTAACTACCTTAACACCCAGCCCCTATGGGCAACGGAAAATCTTTCCAAGGGTGCAAAATACTAACCAAAAATAAACATGAGTACAACATATAACATACGACAAAAACTGCAAGGCATCCAGTCTTGCTTGAAAGCTCCGAAGACCCAAGTGAATAAGTTCGGAGGTTACAAATTCAGAAACTGTGAGGACATCCTCACTGCCGTTAAACCTTTACTCGCTGAGTGGGGATGCAGCATAGTCATTCAGGACGACATCGTTGAAGTCGGTGGCCGTGTATATGTCAAGGCAACCGCCAGCTTAGCTGACAATGACAGCGAGATGGCTATCTCCTCTTCTGCTTTCGCACGTGAGGCTGAGATTAAGAAGGGAATGGACGAGGCACAGATTACTGGCTCAGCTAGTTCCTATGCACGTAAGTACGCCCTCAATGGCTTGTTCGCTATTGACGATACCCGTGACCCTGATGCGACCAATGACCACGGCGGTCGTGTCCCGAAGCCAAGCGAGCTTGCAATGGAGGAAGCCCAGCGTCAGCACGATGCCAAGCAAGCAGGATTCTAACCTAACAATAACCAATAACCAATAACCCAAATAATAATATGGCTGATTACGATAACACAAATAGCGGTACTTTCTTTGTCAATGACCGCAAAGAAAAGGAAACGCACCCTGACTACAATGGTAAAATCAATGTAGAGGGTAAGGAGTATTACCTCAAGGGCTGGAAGAAGGTCGCCAAGAGCGGCGTGAACTTCCTCTCCCTTGCTGTTAACCCCGTTGATGGAGCTAAGTCCTCTTCCCCCAAGGAAGCGACCGCCCCCGTCAATGACCCAGCACCGTTCTAATGCCTGAAGCAACTAGATTCGACAAGGATTGGTGGGAGCATTTCCGCACAATGGAAGTCCAGCACATTCTGGAGCTTACCGCCAATAAGAACTCCGACTATACTGGTGGTCAGACCTGCGATAACCCCTTCGCTAACTTCGACAAAAGCACCGAGTTCGGCGTTCATCCCTTGACAGGAATCTGCATCAGGATGCAGGACAAATTCCAGAGAGCCAAGGCTTTCTGTGCGGACGGGACGCTCTCGGTTACGACCAAGGGCGACCAGTCCAAGGACATCTTCCGCGACCTGATTGGCTACTCCTTGATAGCCATAGGGATGCTGGAACGGGAAGAGAACCCGTAAGTCCTAATGTTAGACTACTTGGCTCCTCGCAATTCGGCGGGGGGTTCAAGTAATCTCATATATATGCAACATAAAAAAATAATGAACACCATCAAAGACGCTACCAGTACCACACTTTCAATCCACGAAGCGATTGATACACGAAGACTTCCAGAGGAAGTTCGGATTAAACATAATGCGGTCGGCCAGTGCTTACGTTCATTGATTGAATTACTTGACAATGAACTTCGAGCATCCGAACCAACCCCATAGCGCAGAAGCGGAGCAACGTCTCCTTGCCACCTGCATCCATGACGGAATCCAGGAGGAGAACACGGCAGTCCTTGACGATATTAGCAGTATCGTGGACGCCGAGGACTTCTACGTTTACAAGCACAGGATTCTTTTTGAGGCACTTCAGTCCCTGGCTAACGCCAACAAGCCCCTGAATGAAGTTACCATTCATGAGCAATTAAAGGCCACAGGAGGGGCTGATGAGGTCGGCGGGATAGCTGGCCTATATGCCATCATGGAAGGCCCTTCTACGCCCTTTCAGGCTCGATTCTTTGCGCATACGCTGGTGGAAAAAGCAAGGCTCCGTTCCTTGTTGCGTTCCTGCCGTACCGCCGCCGAGAAAGCCGAGAAGGAATCCCCGACTTACGATGAGATTCGTGCCGAACTGGAGGCTGAGATAACGGCTAAGCCCAAGCTGGGTATTAACACCGCCAAGATTAGCACCAGTACGGAAGAACTCAAGAAGGAGATTCAGATGATGAGGGATGGGGACTTTACCCCTGATGTCATCAGGACGCACATCGGTAGGCTGGACTGGTTCCTCGGCAATGGCGGCATAGCTGCTGGCGAGGTTCTGACCCTAGCCGCACCAACGTCCTGCGGTAAGTCCGCATGGGCTTTGTTCGTAGCCCTGAACGCCGTCAAGAAGGAAGAGAAGGCAACCGCCATCTTCTCCCTTGAGATGCCTCAGAAGCAACTGACCAAGCGCATGACGCAAATCCTTTCGGGCGTAAATATGCGAACCGTACAGGAGCGAACCGTCACGGCGGACGAAGACAAGCGTGTTGACGATGCCATTAAGGAACTCGGCGAGATGCCGATTTACTCATCGCATAGTGTCAAGAGCGCGGACGACCTAGTGAGCCAAGCTCGCTCATTCGTCAACAATCACGGAGTCAAACTGGTAATCGTGGATTACCTTCAGTTGATTCCGTTTAACTCAAACAAGATGGGGAAGGCTGAGGGCATTGCGAACATCTCTCACAAGATTAAGCAGATGGCTCTGGACTTGAACGTGGCTGTCATCCTGTTGGCTCAGGTCAATCGGGAGGGCGCAAAGCGTGGAGGACTGGAACTGTATGACCTCAAGGACTCAGGAGACATTGAGAACGATGCCGATGTAGTGCTTCTCATGTGGCCCTCCAACGGGGATGTTGAATCCTCCAAGGAGAGTGACTACTCAGGACACTACACTAACCTATTATATAAACTAGCAAAGAATCGGGAGGGCGAGCGAGGTATCGGTTGCTTCTTCAAATTCTATCATGGAACAGGGAGATTCAAATAATGAACCTGCGCCAAGTTATGTCACGGACTTCCATAGATGATGTTCGTTCTATTGAGAAAAAGTACAACTGCTCCGTTTCGGTTCAGATACGTGAGGCATCCAAGTTGGGGAACAAGGTTCGTCAGGAGCTATGTAACCTACACGGGATTCCCGCTATTGCTGGATGGGGCATTAACAAAAATGGCTGGAAGCACTCCAAGCGGCGCAGTTTCCAGCAGGTGAATAAATGTAAATAATCATGACAACAACAGAAATCAAATCAAAGACAATCCAAGTCAACGGGGTTCCCGTTACTTGTCACTCGGACGGAAGCATTACCCTTATTGACAAGCGCACGGGGAAACCTCGGCGTTCCTTTGGAGCCAATCTCAATGGATA